GTTGATATGGTTGTTTAATTACAAATCCGTGATTAACTCCTTTTACCGCAGGTTCATTTTCTTCTTCAGTAAGAAGTCCCATCATTTCTCTAATCCTTTGTATGTTTTCTTGTAGGTTCATATTAATTTTAATGCACTCTTTAAAAGATTATCCAATTCAGGATTAACTTGACTTAAAGTTATTACTTTAGGTTTTTCTGTAAAACTATTATTTACATGATTTTGAATTTTTAAATCCCATGTCCAATCTCCAACAGAATTATAAACGTTTAATTTATTATTATGTATTCTAGCATAAAGTAAACTAAGTCCTATAGAATTACTAAAAACTTTAACATTAGGTGTACAGATTTGTATATTTCTTTCTATTGGGTCAATATAAACTGTTACTGAAATGTTACATGAAGATTTATTGTCAATCCAATCGTTTTCCCACACATTAAATTTACTTAAAATTTTTAGATTTCCAAAAATAGTAAATTTAACAATGTTACTATTTTTAGTATACATTTCTATTTTAGATATTTTGGTGACAGTAAAACTTTCAAAAAATACCTTAACATTTACATTATACCAAACATTATAACAAAATGGGCAAATACCAGCCATAAATGAATTACCATATCCTTTATTAACCTCTGCTTTTAACAAATCGTTAACTTTTGGTATTACAAATCTTGGAATAACATAATTTATAGTGTTAGTTATTTTATCAATATTATTATTTAATAAATTAAGTATAATTGAGGTAATATTTTCGTATTTTTCATTAATTTGATTATTATCATTAGTTTTAGATTCAACAGGTGGTTCTTCTTGACCATATTCTACCTCTGTAGGAATTAAATCAGTTTTTTTATTACCTTTTATTTTTTTTAAAAATTCTTGAACGTTTTCAACACCTTTAAAAATTCCTGTTTTTAGATTACTAAACAATTTTTTAATGCCGTCCCCTAATTTTTTTCCTCTAGCATCAATATTTTTTGGCTCCACATTTGTTTCTGAGGTTGAGGTATCATCTGTCATTCCTGTAGTAGGTAATAACTGTTCGTTAATCCCCATCATTTGTTTTATCCTATGTATATTTTCTTGTAGGTTCATATTAATTCTTCTTCTTCTTCTGATTTACCACTATTATATCTTTTTTTAATTCTATTACCAAAATACTTCATAAGTGGAACTCTAATTTTTTCGTGATATGTTTCGTCATCAAAATAAATCCTATTCTCGTCACTAAAATAGTCTTGCTCTAAATACATATTCAGTTCATCTATAACAAGTTTAGCAAATGTCTTTAACGATATATTCTTTATTGGTGAGAATTGATTGTGTAATCGAGAATAATCAATTGAATCTAACGCATTTATAAACGCCTCTTCAATATCCGAAGAGGTTACTCTTCTTCTAATTGATGAAGGTATCTGAGTTTCCTCTCTTAATACTCTTCTTATGGATTCTTGTAGGTTCATATTAATAAATATACCGTTTATTTAGTTTGAAGAATTAAACTATATCAGTATTTTATCATGATAGTCTAATCAGCTATAAAATCTTTACATTACTGTTTGTGATATGCCCCAATAATTACCACATATCCTTTATACAAAGGTAAAGATTACTCTTGTTTTTAATACGAAGGTAAAGATTACACTAAGTAGTTTACTGTAAACAACAATTCCACAGAGTGTCATCAGTGAGGCTCTGTTATTATGTAAACAACCTTATAGATAATCGGATATATTCCGATTATAATATTAAAATAATACAATACATGAATGAACGAAAAAGGAGACCCGAATGGAGTCTCCCTTTGTAGTGAGTGAATGGAATGTATTATTCTTTAATGTATCTTATATCTTTAGAACCATCACTGTATGTATAGATTAAATGTTTGTTTGGTTGTATATTTGTTTCTTTACCCATTAAATCTACCACACTGATAAGTTGTTTACCATTACCTGATAGTTCATTAATACCTGCGAACCCTACGTACCAATTTTGATTTATAACGATAGTGTTATAGTTCATAGATTTTTGATAACAAAATATAATTAATTGTAAGTTATAACATCCTACTGTAGGAATATATGTATATGTTTGATACTGAGGTGTAGACAAATTAAAACCATTAGTATCTACAAGTATCCAAGTAACCATTACAATATTAAGAGTATCTGATATTGGTGTGACATCTGAAATAAATGCACCGCCAATAGAATTATAATTTAATTTACAATCTTCTATTGTTGAAACTAATGTACCAATAGGAAGATTACACATCCCCGCATTTGTTATATATAATGTATCTCCGTAGTTTGAAGATTGAACTCCTATTGTATCACATATTGTTAATGTGCAACCGTATGAGTCCGTAACATAACAACAATATGTGCCAGGACATAAGTTATCGATTGTCTGAAGCATATTACCATTACTCCATAGATATGTGTATGGTGCTTGTCCTCCTGTTACTGTTGCCGTTACAATACCATCACAAGTTGTGGAGTCAACAGAGTTTGTTGGTGTTATAAACCCACCAAAGTTTAAACATGGATTAAAGTTTCCTGCCATGACAATAAACGTTAATGTAACCGAAGTTCCGTTGCTGATGAATGTAACACCGTATGTGCCAGGACAAAGGTTTGTTACAATGTAACTTCCCTGATTAATAATCATCCCCATTCCTTGCCAATAGATTGATGTCATATTAATATTGGTTGTGTCCAATACCGCAGTACCATCACAAATGTTTGGTCCCGTTGTGTTTGTTGTGTATACTTGTGTCTGTGAGAACAAGTTAAAAGATAATACGCTTAGTAACGTAAGTAATAATAATTTTAAGTTTTTCATAGTTATTGTTGAGTTTTAATATATTTTTTACCGTTCTTGATGTAAAGAGAATTAAATGAGTATGTTGCTATGTCTTTAATTTCTCTACCTAATAAGTCATAGTATTTGTTATCCATTAATAATGAATTTTGAGTTTGTTCAGTAAGTGATGCCGAATTACAGTCGTTAAGATTAGTTCCTAAACGAACATAATTCAAATTATTTTGGTCAACGAATGTGACAATGTTTCCTTCACAACTAAATACCATACTAGTAACTAAGATATTTCCAAAATTGTAATCCATAGTAATTGTATCGTTAGTCACAGTATACTCTTCTGTTCCTGGAATGTGATTACCATCTCCAGCCTCAAAGGTGTTGTATAAAGAATCACAATTTCCTGCTGTACAATAATAAGTAAATCGTTCACCATTTTCAAAAATAAACATCGTATTGTCGAAGTTTAGCATTTTCCATTTGCCTTCAATTGTGTTGTTTTGTGAGAATGTATTAGTTGTACCCAATAGTAGTAGAGCACTTAATAATAGTTTTAGTTTTTTCATAAGTTTCATATTTTTTAATAATAATACATAATAACTTCCGTAAAATCAATATTAGATTCAACTAAATAACTAAGAAAGTAACTAAGAAAGAAATGAATTTGAGAGAGGGACATTGATGTCCCTCTCTCAAATTGTAAAACATTTGATTTGAGCACTATGGCAAAATTCACATAAAAGTTTAATCAGGTATTTGTCTAATTGTATATTTAAACAATCGACAGAGGATTAATGTGTGTCGAAAAAATAGAAAAAAATCAATATTACCTTATAATCTAAAACCTTATATTTATTAATATGAATTACCTTGTTACTCATCCTCAGTTACGTAAGTTTATGACTGAATATCTTAATGATTTTCTTAATCATTGTAGTGTACATGAGGTCGATTCTTATATTGTTGTTGACTACAACTACCCTGAGCCTGACGAGTATTCAGTTGACGATGTTGCAATGGAATATGATAGTAATGATGGTAGATTGTATATTGATAAAAATTTCTTGGATAAGTTTTCCATTTGGTTTCCCCTTGATATGGAACAATCAAAATCATTCATTAAGGATTGGTTTGAGAGTGTATATAACGTTAAAATAAAATACGTAGAATACTAATATGAAAATTATTATATCCGAATCACAATTGGAGAAGTTCGTATTTAAGTATCTTGATATGAAAGACCCCTATGTATTAAAGACATCCCATAGTTATATGTTCTTTACTTCCCGTCAAACTATTGAAGATGGTGAAAATCCTATTATGAATTACTCCATTGGTGATAAGGATTGTTTTATTAGTTCCGACTTTGCTAGTGATGTTGCCACTATGTTTTCTTTATACTCCGACAATGCTTTGAGTATTATATCTGATTGGGTTGAAAATAAACTTGGTGTTGAGGTTACTTACTACTATTCTGACTTTGGTGCGGATTAACTAATATTTATCTATATGAAATATATAATCCCCAATAATAAACTAGAATCTATACTCCTTAAACTTCTTAAGTCAGAGTTTAAAAACTTTGATGATTGTTATTATGATTGGGCAGAATTTAATTGTGGTATGGGTATTTGTTGTGACCCTTACGCTGTTGGTTTTGTTTTACCCAAGGATAGTCACGACAATTACTTATTTAAATTGGTTGATGGTAAGAACTATCACAATAATGGTAAATATCCTGAACTTAGTGGTGAACTACCTGAAGTTTGTGAACAACAACCCGACATTACCAATCTTGATTTTAATGTGGTTATATTCTACGAAGAACGTATGGAATTTATTACCGACTTCTTAGGTTCTTCTGATATATGGGAAAATCAGTTATTAGATTTGGTAAACAAACAATTTGGTTTTAATGCTAATAGAATATTGTTGTTATAACTTTGGGTTTAATAGTTGTACACTTGGGGCAGTTACTGTTAAACATTTACCTATATTTGTATTTGTTGTTGGTCCGTAATGCATAAAACCAACTGGTAGTGATGTAGTTGAAGACTGTGTTTCAAAATTTACATAACCAACAACTCCACCTGTTGTCATTTCCCATACAAATCCAAAGTTGGTGTTTGGGTTCCATGTTGTTGTTGTCGAAACCCTAAAAGTTCCAACTACTACTCCTGTTCCCGTTGGTATGATAGGAGATGTTTCATTGGTGAAGATGTTTGTTGCTGAAGAGAAATTTAATTTCCTTTGTCCTGAGATATATGGTAAGTTATCTGTTCCTTTTTTAGGCCATCCTAACCATTCTGGAATAGTATTGTCATTTAATGCTTTCCATGTTATAGTTCCTGTTGTTATCTTTGGTGAATGAACACCACGAATAATCAAAGCGTTTAATTTAATTACTGATGTACCAGTGTTTGTTAACCGAATTTGGAAGTCTGCGGTGTTTGTTGTTGAACTCAACCACTCCATATCCATTTTGACTGATACTGTTGGAGCAACGTTAGTTAATTCTTGTAATCTTTGTTCTGTAATTGTCATTTTTTCTATTTTTTTTTATGAATTATTTACACAATATAAATATATTTAAAATGTCCATAAGTTTAATTATTTTTTATTTAAATCGCGCACGGCAATTAGAAGTAATACACAAATAATAAATAAACCTACACTTAAAACCTGAGTAATTTGCATAACTATATTTTTTTAAAAATTAATAACTAACTACATTACAAAAATACAAAAATTATTGACATTACCAAAATAAGTAATCCGTATATTTATCAATATGAAATATATTTTAACCGAATCTCAGTATAACCTATTATTAGAACAAACCTCAGGTCTTGATGAGTTTTTAGTTAAAGTTAAAGAAACATACAACATTGATGATGAATTTATCAATAAAATAAAACAATTTGTTGTAGATTCAGATTGTAAAAGAATTATAGTTCAGAATATTAAAATGGGTGAGGCATTAGCGTTATCAGATAGATTAGTAATATCACCGAGAGTTTTTACCAAACCATTATCTATGTTCTTATTTATTCTATTCCATGAGGTTGCTCATCAATATCAATACAAAAAATACGGTGAAGTACAAATGTATTCAGTTTACGTTGGTGATACAAGTATTGAAGATGCCGCCGAATTCATGAAGAACACTGAAATTGTTGCTGATGAATTTGCAACAAGAAAAGTTAGAGAATTTGTTAAATCAGGACTCATTCCTGAAAAAGACGCAACATTTAATGGTATGTATAAAAATATACCAATACAATCTATCATGGGTATGATACAACAATTTAGGAGCGTAATAAAACAAGGGAATATTACAAACCCATCCGATGTTAGTGAGTTTTTTTATAACATGGTTAAATCTGATTTATAATACGAAAAATAACTAATATTTATAGTTTATGAACGTAATCATTAATGGTCCTCAGTTTTTCTTATTATTAGATAGTCTCTTCTCAGAGTTGTCTGTTACGAGAATATATTCGTATAACCCAACATACAGAATTGAGTATGACGATGAGGAACTTTTTCATTATGAAAATGGTATTGTTAATGTTGGTCTTGATTTCATCAATAAAGTTAAAAGTTTTGTTCCTATTAAAATAGATAAGGAATTTGCTATTAATGTTGCTAAATGGATTCGTAGTAAAACAGGTCTGAAACCAAAATCTATTTGGATTGGTCTTAAAGAATACAATGTTGGACCTCATCTAAATGAGTCTGAAGAAAAACCTATGAAAAAGTTTAACAGAGATAGTAATCCTGACCAAGGTAAGTACGGTAAACTAATTGAGGATATTGCTCTTTCTTATTTTGAGAACTCTGATGACGTTTGTGATATAATCTGTATTAAAACCAATTTGGATGAATACATTTTATTGGTTTTGATGTCCTATTCTATGAATGAAACAAAGTTGTCGTCGTACATTAAAAGTTTTTTACCTATCAACATAATCGTAATGATTCATACCTCGCGTCACTGTAAAGACAAAGATTAGTGAAAAATAATTGTAAATAAGATTTTTCATATCATTCTATTACGGTGTCAACTAATCGCTCACCTGTTTCTTTAATTTTAAATTGAGATAAGTTATTAGTCCCACTGTTACCTTTCTTACCTTTAACAAACTTGACAACACCGTTGTTGTATAATTTATTTGGGGTGTCAAACTGCTCACCATTAAAAACTAACATACCTTTGGTGTTAAGTAATACTTCATAGTCAATTCCCATGTAAGTTCTAATTAACATTTTATCTTGGCCAAAATTATTAGCAACATCAACTAATCTATTGTCAGGTGTTAGTTCTACCGTCTCACGACTTTGTTTGAGTTCTGTGGTATCGCATGTTGTTCCACCGTAAGCAATCATGAAGTTAATGAACTCACCTGTTAAAGTATCTTCATCATCTTTAAACCACTCACCAAATACTCTACGACTGTCTAAGATTGCATGTAACATCTTTTCTACCTTATTCATATCGTCTACCTTAAAAACAGAGATAATCGAGTAACCTATGGGAGATTTTGTCCTATTTAATTGATATTCTCTACTGACAGGGTCAATCGAAAATCCTATCTTCTTATCAGATAGATTCAACTCTCTCCCTAAAACATCATAGTATTGTCCTAAATAAATGTATCCTTCCATAGGCCAAAGATAGAACTTTATTTTGTTTATAACAACTATTTTCTTATCTTTGTTGGATGGAAAATGAATTAAATATTCAGTTGACGTTAATCTTCGTACTTTTTCTTACTTTTACCGAAATAAACAATACAAAACCATAATGTGAGAGCAATAATTAATTTATCCATACGTCAAAGATAATAATTATTTTTGGATTCTAAATCTAAGTAATGGTTTTCCGTTGATAGTTATGTCACCTTTTTCGTTTTTACCAATATCTTTTACAACAACTTTTTTGTTTTTAAATTTACCGCCCATTAGGATGTCACCAACTTTAATGTCTAATTTAATCATTTCGTTAATATCATTTTCAGAGGGTTCACAATGTTCTTTATAGTATTGGATTAAATAACCTTTCTTAATTGAAAATAAATAATCTGATATGTCACCAACGTCCACCATATCTAATCCATACTTTTCATTCCTTACTAACCAAGATATTTCATCCATAACCCCTCTAACAAAATCATCCTTGTCATCAAAGTCACAAGGAAACATTTGAGGTAATAAAACCTTTATTAATTTATCAAGAAGGGGAATACGTCTTCTAAACTCATTACTAAACTTTAGAGATAAATTATTATATACATCTTCATTTACTATTACTCTCATAACATTCTATCATTTACTTTATCCAATAATTCTTCAGAAAAAGGAACTCCGTGTCTGTGTTCAAACTCGTCCTTTAATCGTTCTGTTGACATATTATGTTTAGTTAGTAGAATGTACGCACCTAAGTCGGCTTCAATCTCATCTTCTTCTGAACGAGGACCGTTATGCCCTAATATAAGATGAGACACTTCATGAGCCTCAACAAATTTCATATCATCAAAGGTGAATGCGTTTTCACCAATAAAGTTTTCACCATCTAAGAAAATTGTTTTAAATTCGGGAGCAAGAAAACCATAACCCATCATATTAAAATATTCTTTCATTTGTGGGTAATTAGGGTTCTCCTTGAAGATTACGTTAATATTCAATTTAGGTATAAATGAGCTTGGGTACGCAATTAAATCGTCTGTCATTTTTATTGTGCTTTACCACTACCACAAGCATTGAATGTCGCCAAATTTTTAACCTCATCTTTAGCGTTAGGAGTTGCGGATATATAATTGAAAACCTCTTTTTGTCCATTCGTAACCACAATATTACCAACACCTTCATGACATCCTCCCTTCCAGTCTGTATTATTGAATGGGTTAAGACATTTCGCTTTTAAAATGAATGATGGTTTTTCAGCTCCGTTTTTACCAATAGTTTGAATTAATATCTGACTAGCAATTTCAGGTGTTATTATAAATTTATTAAATCTTTTACCACCAACAACTTTAGTGTTATCGTATACATCAATCCCTGGATAGTTTTTAGCCTTATTATAATTGTTATTTAAACTTGCATATGGTTTTTTATCATCTCTAAATAGTTTAACATCGTTTAATGATATTTCGTAAATAGCACTATTACATACATGTTTTTTAGATAAATCAGTATAATTAACTTCAATAACCATATTATCTAAACACTTTTTCATACCCGTTAGTTCTTCTAACTTTAAAATTACCCGTACATATTGTTCCGTTAAATATTTGTCAGCATAATCAGTTTTATATATATCTGTTTTACCATTTCTATATTTTATAACACATTCATTTCTTTGTTGTACCTCAGTCTTTCCTTGAGGACAAAATGGTGCACCAAGGAATGGTGTCGCGCCTATTTTAGGTTGAGCAACTTGAAACTTAGGTAAACTAATTAATAGTTTTTGGTTAACAAATGATTGTAATTGTGTTGTAATATAGTTTTGAATTGACTCATTTCTTTTTGTCGCTAAATAAAGTGGGGGAACTGCCTTACCACCATTTTCATTGTCAACATTTGGTAATTGAGATTCACCTGATTCAATAGTGACACTAACTAAATATATTTTACCAGCTCCACTACTTAAATATTTTTTAACTTTTTCAATCTCGGGGCCTAAAGTTTCTGGTAAATAGGTTTCACTCCAATAACCTCCACGAAATTGGACATTTTTATCTATAGTTAAGGTAGATACTGGTTCAGGGTTAACTGTTGCAACTTCAACTAATAAGTCATATTGTTTTAATATGTCTTTCTTTTCTAATTCGTTTATTAAGAATCTTTTATAGCTCATGATTAAATTTTTTTAATAAATAGTTTGTAGTTTAAGAATAAATGAGTATCTTAGCAATATAAATAATTAAAGATATGAAAAAAACAGTTTTAATAGTATTCGGCGTTATCGCATCTTTCTTAGTGTTAACTTCTTGTAAAATTTTCAAACCACCGTCAACTTATAAGAATACTCAGACGGGTGTTAGTTGGAAAATCATAGTTATTGAAGTTGACACTAACTTGTACAACACATACTTTGTGAATTACAAGAATGGTCAAACTCAAACATTACAGTATGAATATCGTTACAACATTTACCAAGTGATTGACTCGGTTAAAGTTGACCATGTGGACACTTTACAATATAAGGTTCTTTGGAAAGAATTAAACTAAAAAGGGGTAATTCTTTTTTTTACCAATATGTTAAAAGTTTTCCTCCTGGTGTATAAAAATTAAGTACAGGTTGTGTCCCCATATAATCCTTATCAACCATTAATGGGTTATTCCAAAAAAAACCTGTAACTGAACTTGCGAACTCGTATTCATAGTCAATGAAGTTTTCATTTTCTAACAGTTCAGAAATTTTATCAGTTAAAATACCCATATTTTTAAGAGGTTGTCCTTCCCATTCAGGTGTCAATAAGACAACTTTTAGTTCAATAAGAGCAATATCGTCACCCGCTTCAACGTAAGCTTTTTCAAAAGTAACTTTACATTTGGACCAAAACTCATCAACTGTATATACACGAATCATGTCACACATATGTTCAACATTACGTAAATCTTGTTTATTTAAGTAAAATGTTTTATCATAAACAATATTCATGTTTTTAACGTATTCACCATCTATGGAAATAATTAAACTATCAGAAATATTTTTATAGAGACGATTACCACCAGTTTCCGCACCATTTATAAGTTTACTAAAGTCATGAACAACTTCTTCAACATAACCAACAACAGCGTCGGGACTATAAGATAAATCATTTGGGTTACTAATATTGATTATAATATTATCACCATTAATTGATGAGTCAAAAACTAAACCTTTAATGTCGTTAATCTTTTTAAGATATTTTGAATAAAATAAATTAATTAATTGATTATTTGATTTTGAATTACCCATATTAATAAATACTTAATACTCTAGTATTTTCCAATTACCGTTAAAGTCTTCAACTAAACAAGTTGAATTCTCACAAAAATCACCTGAATTCATATAGTCTTCAGTTAATTTTGGTTGGTGTATGTGACCACAGACAGCAACATCATATCCCTTTTGGAGTGTCAAAGCTTTAGCGTTATCCTCAAAGTCAGATATGAAATTAATAGCCCCTTTAACACTTTGTTTGATTGTGTTAGCCAATGAATGATAAGGTAAATTAAATTTACCTCTAATATAATTGTAGACTGTGTTAACTTTAATTACAAAATCATATGACCACCCACCTATTACGGCTAACCATCTAACTTTCATCACCACAAAGTCTAATATATCACCATGAAAACAGAAATAACTTCTTCCGTCAACACCAATGTGGACATACTTTCTGACAATTTCTATATTACTTAATGTGAATGGGACGAATGGTTTTAAAAAGTCATCGTGATTACCTCGTAACCAAACAACCTTGGTTCCCTGTTCGGAACGTTTCATAAACCTTCTGAATATTTTAGTACAATCTGGTTTCCACTTACCATTATTCTTTAGCGCCCACCCATCAATAATATCACCGTTTAAAATTAATATTTCAGATTCATTATCTTTAAGAAATTTTAATATATTTGTTGTTTGTGATTGTCTTGACCCTAAATGTAGGTCACTCATTATTATTGTTCTCCATGTTTTCATGTCCAATAATCATTGTCTTTTGTAAAGTATGGTTTATTGTTGTTGTTAAAAAATGAACCTAAAAATAATTTGGTCATATATAAAATTCCTTTATTTTCAAATCTTCTTGGAGGGGTAAAAACAACATTATTTATTCTACCAAACTTTCTTGGTTTAATTTGTTTTGAAAATTGATAATCCTCAGCAATTTTTATTTCTTCATCAAATCCACCCAAATCAGTAAATGTTTTAGATTTTATCATCATAAACCCCCCCAAACAAAATGGTGTTGACCATTTTGAAATTATTTGTAAAAAATCAAATGTTTTATAAATGTAATTGTATTTACCGTTGTCGCTTCTAAATTTGGTGGTCACTAAATCTAAATTATTTTTATATATTTTTAAAAAAGCTCTCTTGATTGTTTTTGAATCCAACAAAAATACGTCAGCATCAATAAATAAAACGTATGGTGTTGTAACTAATTTAAACCCGTTATTTCTTGCCTTAGCAGGTAATCCACCGTCTATCACATATAAATCAAACACATCATTATTTGATTTATTCCCCATCCTATTAATTAATGATTGGTTTGTTATATTATCGTTTGATTTATCACACACAATAACTTTCACATTATATATATCTGACTGATAATTTAACAGGTCCAATGTTTTTAATATAATGTCTTTTTCGTTTTTACAAGGTATTACGATGGTAATATATTTATTTAAATCCATATTTTATAAATAGGTTAAAAATTTAAGATTATAAACAATTAACAATTAAATAATAAACCCAACCTTATAAATGAGGTTATTGTTAACGATAATTATTCAGGACCGATTCAAGAACACCAATAGAATTTTTATCTTTAACCGTTTTATTCTTTTTGGATTTTAAAACGGATAATGCCTCTTGAAGTTCTTCTTTTTTAGACTTAACAGAACCTTTAAACTCAACAGTTTTTGTTGTTTCTAATTTAATTGTTGGTACATTGCGTAATTCTTTTTCATTAGTAAAAATAATCCGAACAACCTCTTTTGATTTGAAGTCGCTCCACGTTACTAACCATGTAATCAAATATACTAGTTCTTTATCCATAGTACAAAGATACAAAATTAATTTGACTTTTTTAAACTAATTATTTGTAAACGCCAAAAATCTCCGCAACACCTAATAAAATAAACGCCAACTCAAATTCACCGAATAATCCACAAATACAAGCAACAATTCTAATTCCTGATTTAATAAAACTAAATTTTTTACTATTATCAATAAAGTCGCTACCAACATTTTTATTTGTTATTAGTTTTTTGTATTCCAAATATGGTTTTTCTGTATGAACTACTTTATGATAATTATCAATCCCAATTTTATCAATTTCAATATTTAAAATTTCTCTTTTCTTTTTAGGTTTATAATATTTTTTTTTACCATTTTTATGGTCAACATCTAAAATAGGTTTGTTAGGAGTTGTTTTTGGAGTTTTATCTTTCTCAATTTTAATTTCTTCAATCATTTTATTAATTTTAAAATAAAAATAGTAATTAAAATTTAAATTGTCAATTAAATATATTCATCAAACATTTCGTTTATATTTTTTTTAATATCAGACCAATCTGGATAATCAGGAGTTCTAAAATCTATACATTCAAAATCACCATCGTAGATTAGTTGTTTCATCAAAGTCGTATAACCACCAAAATATTCTAAATGTGAATCTGAATATGATTGACCACTATTATTATCTAAAAATAAACTAATGTTTCCAACAAAATCTCTAATTTTAATATAATTTATATATCTAGTTTCTTTCTTACCATCGGATTTGGTAATTTCTTTTGGGACTTCATCAATTTTTCCTTCAAAGTATTCATCTAAACCACCATACACTAATTCATATATTTCATTTTCATATGCAGAATTATAAGCATTCCAATAAACACTTTGTAATTCTTGACCTAATTCATTTAAGTCATTTTTACATAGTTCATCTATTGCTTCGGAATCTTTAATTAATTCATTTAAGTCTTCAGGTCCAATTCTAAAATAACCTTCAGTCCCCTGTTCTTCTGATAAACTTTCAAAAAAATCAGAATCATAATCTTCTAAAGATAATTCTTTATCTCCAATTTCTTTAAAAATAACATCTTTTAAATGAATGGTATTCTTTTCATCTAAATCGTCAATAACTTCAGATGGTTTTGTATCAACATCAAAATGCCAATCGTAACCTAAACCATCTTCGCTAAATACTTGTTTTGCAACATCTTCTGCAGATACATCACGACGGGATGAACCGCAGAAAAAAGAAGCCAAGTCATCTCTATCATTACCTAAATATAGATAAAACCCATCAGGTCTAATTTGAACATCGGTTAAAAGGTCGCTTGTAATATACTTAATGGTATCTTCGTAGTTATGTTTTAAACCATGTATTAGATAATTGTTTTTAAATTCTTCAGGAACAGAATCATAATCTAAATTAGACATTATACCATTTTCAACCAAATAATCAAACACTTCATTACTAAAATAACCAGAAGGAATCTCCCCTAAATCTATCTCTTCTAAAAGTCCATATTTTTTAACAAATTTAAAAAAAGTTATTATATTATTAAAATATGGTTGTAACTCATCCCACTCACCATCGTTGAATCTATTTAAAATCTCCGACGCTTTTTGATTACTCATGTTTATATTGTTTGATTTATAAATATTCGTATATTTATTAATATGAAAATTATTTTAACAGAATCTCAATACAAAAAACTACTTAACGGTTTAACCACTTCTGAAAAAAACAAAAATGTTAATGAAGATTTAAGAAACTGGTTTAAAGAGAAGTGGGTTGATGTAAGTAAAAAAGTTGACGGAAAACATCCACCTTGTGGAAGAAAGGATGCTGACGGAAAATCATATCCAAAATGTCGCCCCTCAAAAAAAGTTTCATCTAAAACACCAAAGATTGCCTCATCATACGATAAGGATGAAAAAAAAGCAATGACTCAACAAAAAAGAAGAGCTGAAAAGAAAGACCCTAAAATAGGAAAAGGTAATAAACCAACAATGACACACTACGAAAAAAAATGAAATTAATAATCACAGAATCACAATACAATAACTTATTCAATAATTTGGATGATAGTTTTTATGGTTCAGTTGAGGAGACCAACTTTGTTGTTGGTAACTTATTAACTGAAGCGGAATATCAGGGACGTAAAGTAACCCTTAATAAACCATTTTTAACACCGGATGGACCAAAAAAACGTTCGGTATATGTTAAAAACGGGAAAGGAAATGTCGTTAAGGTTAATTTTGGTGACCCTAATATGAGAATTAAAAAAAATAGTCCATCTCATCGTAAATCTTTTAGAGCAAGACATCATTGTGAAAATCCAGGACCAAAAGATTCCGCTCGTTTTTGGAGTTGTAGGGCGTGGTAGTAATTATGGTGTTTATTTATAAAATAGAAAATATTAATAACAACAAATGTTATATTGGTTGGACAAGTAAATCTGTGGATTTTCGTTGGAGCGAACATAAATCTGACGCAATTAAAATTAGGGATAATCGTAAATTTTATAACGCAATACGAAAATATGGTGTTGATTCTTGGAATGTCACTACATTATGTGAGGTAAACAGTAAAGAAATTGCGTTAAAAAAAGAGATAAAATATATACAATTATACGATTCATATCGTAATGGGTATAACGCTACATTAGGTGGTGATGGTAATAATGGAATAATAATGTCTGAAGAATCTAACATTAAACGTAGTGAAAAATTAAAAGGTATTAAAAAACCAAAAGGATTTAATGTTGGTAGAATTCATAGTGATGAAACAAAAGATAAAATATCTAAATCTCACATAGGTAAAAAAAAACCGTGGGTTAAATGGTCCGAAGAACAAATATTAAAAAGAGCAATGACTCGAAGGTCATTAACTAAAGAACAATACGATTTAATGATTAAATTAAGAGGTGAAGGAATGATTACTAAAGAAATTGCTAAAATAATTAATACTTCAAATGATATTGTTAAAAAATGGATGCATAAAACTTGGTAATCATATGAAATTAATTATTACAGAATCTCAGTACCACTCAATATTAGAGAATATTGAACCTTCAAGAACCGTAGTAGATAATATATGTACGGCCAAAAAGTTCTGTAAAGCACAGGGTAAAATAACTTTTGGTCAATTAAGAGCTTTAGTTCAAACTGCAACAAAAATAAGATTAGCAAAACATATTGGTGAAGGAGGTTTTAAAGCAATCATGAGAATATTACCATGGTTTATACCTCAGATTGCGGTTAGTGGGTTTATCGCATCGTCAATAAGAGCGATTAACAAAATAATGAGACCAACTCTAACTGAAACAGAGTCGTATAAAACATGGTGGGGTAAAACAATTTTAAAAACTTTTAACTTTGTAGAAGGTGAATTAGGATTAGAGGACCCTTTCTCAAGAATATTTTTTATATCTGATGGTTTAATGACCATGATGGATGATAAGTATAAAGTTAAATTTGCCAAATACATATCTGAGTTGGCAGATTCAAAACCTGATAATGAAGAAGTTCCTGAGTTTTTTGTAGAAAATGAATTAAGGAATTGGGTTAACGATAAATTCTTATTAGAACCTCCTTTACCTCAAAAAACATTATAAAAAATTTTGAGAGGGACATCGATGTCCCTCTCAAAAGTATTACAACATATTTGTGTCTTCCTCTTCGTAACTTTTTATTGTGTTTTTAACGTATTCACGTATTTTGAACATACTAGATAAAAACTCCAATCTTAATTTATGGAATTCTTCATCTTTGATTTCTTCAAATCTACTATAATGCTCAAAACAATAATCAATTCCTTCTTCTCTCATTCGGTAATCAACCGATTTCCAATTTTCAAATTCTTCTTCAGTCATATTTTTAGTTTTTTACTTAATAATAATCATATTTGTGCTTGTAATAGGTAGTCTCATCACAGGAATTGCCGAAATCGAATCAGTTTCTAATTTCTGCATAATTTCGTAAAATCCTAATTCAGAACATTTTACAGTTGAAACATTGTCAAATGTTTCTAAAACTTTTGAATCTTCTCTTGAACCTGATAATAAAACTACTTTTTTAAATGTTGTGTTGAATGTGAGTGTTTGCATATTTTTTTATATTGTTTAAATAATGTGTTTTTTTATTCTATTTTTATATTACAAATATATAAAAATTATTGGAGTAAAACAACAGTTTAAAAGTATTTAACAATATGGACATTAAAATAAATAAGGATAAATTTAAAAAACTACTGTTCAAGTACTTGGATTCACAAGATGAATTAAAATATGCAGAAGACCATGTAAATTATTATGAATCAAATGTTAAAGAGTTTTTTTACTCAAATTACCCTGACGATGACACTGAACCATATTTTGATTTTATTTTTGCGTACTATCAAACACCTGAAGGATATGAAGATGTTAATGGTGTAACGTCACCTTATGAATCTTCAACATACCCTTTAATTGAGATAGATACTTATCTCTACCAAAAAATAGTTGATTTGTTTGGTGATTTATATGCACCTCAATTAGTTCTTGAGTGGTTAAACAAACGTTATGATTTAAATGCGGTTAGTATTGCTGAAAATTAATTTTATTATATTATTATATTTATAAAATATGGAAAAGTCAAAATTAGAAAACATTGGTAATAAACAATTATTTTACTTACTTAAAAGTTTTATATCAAAATCTAATGATTCAACGCCTGATATGGAAGATTATGATTTATCAAATAATTGTGACCAAGCAGCAAAAATTGTTGGGTTGGATTTAAATTTTCCAATTGACGAAAATTATATTGTCGCAACATTACACCTAAATACAAATTATGATTTTTCAACACAAAAGCCAAATGGTGAAATTAAAAGACCGTCAGTTGGTGTCTATAAATTTGAAATTTCTGAAGATAGGACGGAGAATGTTAAAAGAACATATAGCCATAAAATGGTTTCTTATGATGCAAACTTAGTTATTCCAACAAGTAGAATGGCTGAAGGTGAAGGGGTATTTGATTATTACGATGGTGATATGATTGATGAAGATTATTACGATGGTGAAACAACAGATGTTAGTTATGACTATAGTTCAGTAAGAAAAATTAGTTAAAATGAAAAAAGAACAATTACTATCATTAGTTAAAAAATTATCAATACAATATAAAAATGGTTTACATCCTGGTAATGTATTAGGTACATTAAGAGAGAATAAGTTTATTACAGAATTATTTGGTGATAGGATATCTGGTGAAGATTTAGCGTATATGTGTTTTCTTATACCTCAAGAAAAAAAAGGTAAAGATATTAACGTTGCTTATGATATTATGAAATCCAATTTATTTGGGGTATCAATTGCAACTATATTAGAACATGACCCAAATGTTGAGTGTCCTTCCTGTGACGGTGCTGGCCAAAATGGTTGTGAAGATTGTATGGGAGATTCGTATTTAACATGCGATTTGTGTGATGGTTCAGGTGAAGTTACGTGTATTGATTGTGAGGGTTCAGGTGAAGATGAAGATTCGGAAGGTAAAGATTGTGGTGAGTGTCATGGTGGCGGACAAGTGTATTGTGATGAATGTGGTGGTGATGGGAATATTGAATGTAACTCATGTGATTCCACTGGTAGTGTTGATTGTTATAATTGTGATGGTAATGGTGATATTGCAACTAACGATTCAATTAAATTAGAATATTCCTTTGTATTATCTTGGAATAGTAAATTTAGAGATTTGTTTGAAACTATGGAACAACCTAAAGTAATTAATAACGAAACCTATCTTAAATTAATAGATAACTCTCAATCATTAGTATTCTTTAATAAAGAATGGGTTGATGAGTCTGATGACCATGGTCTTCTTGATTTGGAAGATAATACAACAGTATTTATTACTGTAGATTTAAAACCAATGATTGAATTACAAAATCCTTCAGGTGCGTTAAAAGTTAGAGGTCTTTATGTTTAACTAATAGAACGTTGCATTATCTCTAAATCTTTCTAAATTACTTAATATCAGATTATAAACTTTTGGTAAATAAAAGTGTTTATACCAAGTTAATAAATCTTCAATACCATCAAATTCTATTTGGCTTTTTAATTCGATATAAAAACCCTCATCAATCGTAAATCCGTTGATTTTATATTCTATCGATTCAACAGGTGTGATGTCATTACCACCCCAAAATGGTGTTGCCATGGTTAACATTTTTTCATCGTCAGGTCCTTTATACTCCCAATAAAATATACCATCCCAATTACTAACACTTATCTCACAATCTTTATAAACAGTAGGTAATAAATTATCTCTATTCAAATCAAAAAGTAACATATTTGCGGTTTCATAATTAATAGGGTAATTTGCAATCCTAACTAATTCATATTTTGGTAACCCCAATATATTAGATGCGTTAGTTAAACCCAAATTTTCTATTAATTTGTATATTTTTTTTTCTTTACTCATAATTAACTTTAAAACTTAAATCCACATCAATACATATTTGCGGTAACATTTGTTCAATAGTATTCATAACATTTTCTTGAACATCGTCCCAACACCAACTAGGTAAATCATCTTCACCATGACCTCTTTCCCATTCGTCAGTTTCTTCAAACCCAACTAAGATTCTATTTACGTTAATATATACAGTACCAGTATATAAAGTATCTTGTTCACATAAACTAAGTTCACGTTCATTTGGTTTCCATAATTCAACATTTTTTACCACGTACTCAACGTGCCAATCAACCATATCATCATTATCAGTATAGGGCATTGTGTATGACCCTTGATGTGTAGGTTTATCGCTAATCAACTTAGTTATAATACTTTTAAATCTATCAACCGAGTTTGTTTGTTCTTGGATTGACTCTTTATCAAACTCAATATAAACCTCACCGTAATTATACCCTAAACTACTAAGAGATTGTTCTATTACAATTTTTAATAGTTTCTTTAATCTACCTAAACGACCATCTTTAACATCAACTTTGACTTTAGCAACTATTGTATTAAAACTAATAGGTTCATACTCACCTCTACGATTCCACATATTGTTTGGGTACCCACTAATGTCAATCACAAATTTAGGTAATTCAAAATTGTGTTGAGATTTAAACCTATCAATAAATTTAGGTAATATTTGTTTTACCACCTTCTCAACCTCAGAGATATACAAATTTTTTTTCATCTATAATATAAATATATCCCATAATAGTTTATATTATTATTTAACTTCAAAACCGCAGATTAAATGTTAACCTCATATTTATTTAATAAATAAACAATTAAAAATTAAATTATGTCTTACAAAAGAGAACAAATTGAGTCGGCGGTTAAAAGTAAAGGTCACGTATGGTTTGAGGATGCAAACAACAAAGGTTTTGATGTGAACATTGTGGGAGTTAGAAATGATTCTACAGGTGATAAAGTTACCAATGTATTTGATGATTATATTACATTATCATACAAAGAAAATGGTGAATGGAAATTCCATATTTGGCCAGCAACTACTGACCCAGGTAAAAAAGGTGTTATGGAATATCATAACGCTGCGGGTGTTGCTCGTTTAGTTGAGGGCCAATATCGTGGTTCCCACACTATTAGATTACACCAAGGTAAATATGAAGCGTTAGGTCAAGCAAAGAATGTTAAGGTTTATCGTGATGCAAATCGTGATATGAAATATGATGAAACAAAAATAACTGAAGGTGTTTACGGTATTAATATTCATAAAGCGGGTGCTGACTCAACTTACGTAGAGAATTGGTCTGAAGGTTGTCAAGTATTTAAGAAAGCTGCGGATTTTGAGGAATTCATGTCAATCTGTAGAAAGTCTAAAAACATCCATGGTAACTCATTCAGTTATACTTTAATTGGAAGTAACGATATTAAATAATGACTCAAGACCAAGAAATACAAGCGTTAAACAAGATTGTTAATTCAGGTCTTATACTATCGACGTACCCCAATGTTGACCATATTGATGTGTCTATACATGGGGCGCGTCAGCCATATCTTATCTATAAAATATATATGAAAGATGAAAACGCAACTAAAAAAGATATGTATGAGGATGTTGACCCTTTTTGGTTGGTTGACCATCATATTAAGAACGTTGTATCTAAATTAATTCCTTTTAAACATTTATCAATTAAAAATCCTGATTATCAAATGATTGTTTATAATGGAAGTGGTATTCCTATTTTTGATTGGGAACACGATTTAAGTCAAATGAACCCTGGTAGTTCAGGTAAAACTGATTGGGAACAAAGACAAGAAAGATAATTATTTTTCACCACTTGTGAAATCAATATCATTAAACACAATTACAATTCCCGTACGGCTAGTTATTTCTTTTGAAAGGTATTCATCAGTACAGTCTTGAATTTCATTTTCAATCTCCCATCCAAATTCTTCTTCATTTCTTGCATCAATTAATTTATAAAGTTCTCCATTCTGAAATAAAGTCACCTCACCATTAACATCATCAATAAGTACTGTAGTTGTAAATTGGGTTGAATTTTTTTCTTGTACTTCAGATACAGTAAATTTGTAATCATAACCACCATAAATAGACCCAACAACATGGTGGGTGCCTTTTAACAATTCTTCAGTCATTTCAATTGATTTAGACTCACCTAACCACTCTCTTAAAAAACCTAAAACATCATAATACCTAATTTTAGTTTTACCAACAATTAACTCAGGTAATCGAGTACCTTCAAAACCAAATAACTTATAAAAGTTATCATCAATTTTACCACCAAATCTATCCCAATATTTAAAGAAAGCTTTCTTTTCGGCAAGGAATTCGTTGATACTGTGTAATTGTTGTTCTGTTATTTTAAGTTTCATAATATAGTAAATTTATTTTAATTTTTGAATAACTTCTTGAACATCTTGTCTTTTAACAAAATCAATTACATCTTGTTTTAATTTTTTGGTTGAACAGAATCTATTGAAGAACATTTCAGGAATCTCATCCCTACTTTCTTCCCAAGTTGAGAAGTCATATCCATCAGGGGTTAAATCCATTTCTCTGTCAGCCCATTCTTTTTCTCTTTCCGAGGCAACATCAATAGTATGTATACCTTCAGAATCAATTAGATAGTCACCTACTTTAAGATAAACATGGACTAACACATCGTCAATATTTTCATTATCATCATCAAGTCTTTCAGCTAATATTAAATGGTAATTAATTTCCTCATTAGGAAGTAACTCTTGGAATACTTTTATTAGATATTTTGCAAAGTAATGACAATGTCCAAATTGATAATCATTACCAAAGAATGTTTGTTCCATACTGATAAATACAAACGTATCTTATTTATTTTCTAGTAACAATTTTTTTGATTTCAATATTCTCGTCGTTCATAAACTTTTGGTGACCTGACCTAGACGCAACACCACAGTATGGGTCGAGTGTTGAACCTATATCTATTTGGGTTATTTTATTACCATACTTACCATACAGTTTATTAATAAAACTATTTGTCGCTATACTGGCGGAATATATAACCACAGGATTTTTATATATATTTACGACTTTATCCAACTTGGGTAATATATTATCAATATGGTCCCAAACAAATTCTTCAGGTGTGACTATATGTTCTTTGAAGAAATCTAACTCGGATAGGTATTTTGGCCCAACCAATATAGTGGTCCTCTGTTTAAGTAACTCTAAAAAATTTAAAAAATCAACTTTACTTAAATCATGAAATATATGTGAGTTAATCATCTTGTCATGATTGTTACTATTTTCTAACATATCATCACCCCAATTTTTCAAAACCCAAGGACTAATCCCAATATAATAATCAACAGGATTGTTTACAATCTCTTTTAGTATCTCACCCTGTTTTGACATTTCTTTTCCCCATCTTTCACATATTAAAGAATAATGAGGATTCTTTTTAAGAATCAAACCCCATTCACCGTCATTATATCTTGCAAATGAAAAATTTTCATTATTTAATATTTTATTGTAAAAATCCCCATATAAACTTTTTTTTTTAATCGAATTAACTATACTCATATTAATAATTATAGTTATTTATTTTTTATTTATCATGTGAACAAAATACTTATATTTACATTAAAAACATTATGCACCCTATTATTCACGCAAAATCATCGGCCAAAAAATTTGGTGGAACTTGGGAAGAATACATAAATATACACAATTGGTTTGATGAGACCAAAGCTTGGTATGGACATTCTAATCACAGAATGTTTAGACATCATAGTGAGGGTATTTTTGAAATGGAAAAGGTTTTTGGTATGTCATTTGTAAATAGTGATGATAAGATTGTTTACACTCGTTATGTTGGTGAACAACATGTTAGAGAGGATTGTTATAACCATTTACCTTGCGCTAAAGAATGGATAATGGCTTTAGAATCTAAAGAAAGACCTATGTGGATGATGAGAACTTTAGATATTAACATAGATTAAAGTATTTATAGTTAAAAACAATATGACACCTCAAGTAACTGAAGAACAATTAAAAACCCTTAAACTATTTTCATATTATTGCATGTCATATGGAAGTAGTGAGGTTAACATTACCGTTTATACTGAAGAATGCCACCTTGATTACATGGACGACAGTGCGTACAGTGACGACGGAACAACAATAGAATTATATGAAGCAATATCTGACACTTTAGAACATATTTTAGACAAAAATAAGGTCTACAAAGTAATGTCAGATTGTGAGTATAGAGGCACAATTAGAATTAATATTGATTGTAAAGAACGTATATTATTTTTAAACGTATGGGAAATGCAATACACAACATTAGAATCTCAATCAGAAACCACATTAGAAGAAATTAAAGAAGATTATAGTGATGAATTGTATGAAGCAATTGTGAATTTATTTGACCAACTTCACGAAAAAAATGTTTCTGAAGGTTATGTTGATTTTAGTGGTGGTGGTGATAGTGGTGACTGTAATGACTTTGCATACGGAGATTTTGAAGGTCGGATAAATTTAGACGTTAAAATTGTTAATTTCATTTACGAACAATTAGAAAAACACATGGGTGGATGGGAAATTAATGAAGGTTCTCAAGGTCGTTTTATCTTTAATAATGAGTCAAAGGATGTTACCTTAGACTTTTCCGAGAATCGAGAAGAAGAAGTACCAATCTCAATAGATTTTTTAATAAAATTTTAAACCTTATTTTGAGGGGTGATGAAAAGTAAACTCAGTATTATCATCAGTTAAATAATCTTTATTATCAGAAATTATTTTTAACTCAATACCATTTTCCAAATCTTCTGAGAAAGGGCTTGGGTGTACATAACCTTCAGGATTAACAACCATCTTATTTGTACCTTCAACGGTACCTGCTTTATTAATAGTGATGTCAATTTTAATTTTACCACCGTCATTCTTAACGTCTGTGATAGTATAATTAACTTTCTTTCTGTTATCACCCCATCCAAAATCAATAGTTAATAATTTTTTAGTACCAATTAAAGAACTAGCAAATTTATCACCAAAATTAGTTACTCTTTCGGATTTAACATCATCTAAACTTTTTCCGTTAATAAGATTTTGGATTTCTTCCTTTGTTACACTAATAACTTTAGCATCTAAACCTGAATTATATCTTACAGGATTAGCGTGTGACATTTGTTTAGATGTTGATGATGAATAGGTATTACTAACTACATACCATTGATTGTTAATGAATAAATAAACTGGATACCAACCATAAGACTTAACAACATAATACCATTCATTTTTTCTATTAACATCCCAATACCCTTCAATATTAGAACCTTTAAAAGGAATTTTAGCGCTACTGAATTGGTACGCGTTATTGTTTGGCGTTCTTCTTTGTTTAAACTCTTTGAAGTTTCTGAAAGTTGTCTTATCTAAATTCTCGTAATCACCATCAGGTCTGTAGTTCGCGGTATAAATTTCGTAATAGAATCTTGCATCAGATTCAGGTCTCCCCACAAAAGGCATCATGGTTTTAACAAAAGTTAACATTTTAGATTGGTTACCCATATCTTGTTTATTTTTATTAAGATATTTGAATAACCTAATCTCTTTTTCCGACAAAGGATTTTCTCCTTGACCTTCAAGTTGTTCTTTAATAATTAATTTAACAATTTTAACTAAGTCAAACTCAGTAACACGAATTGTTTTTGACTCATCAATCTTAAAATCTTTTTTTAGTTTTATTCTCATAATTCCAACGGCATTTTTGAGCCTCTTATATTCATTAGAATTATTGACAATAGAATAATCATTAATAAAATCATTAATATCTTTAACAATTTCTTTAAGTTCATGTTGAGTATTACATGAAATTATTTTTTTAATTAAATCGTTAAGAATTTCTCGTTTATTCATAAAAATAAATATTGATTTAATTATTTTAAAAATCTTAATTTATATAATGTTGAGTTAATTAATTCACAAACAGTATCAATTTGATTTTGAATATAAGAATCTTTACAACAATCTCTTAAATCATTAACTTGTCCACAAAGGTCTTTAAAATAATTAATTGTGGTTGTTGAGTCTTTATAATCTTCAATATCGTATTTTTTATACCCTTTGAGGATACTATATTTACCTTGGTATGATTCTATAATCCCATCAACCAATCCTCCAATTTCGTCATAATACCCATTTAATGCACTATGTTCAGCAAATGATTTGGTCTGTAAATGTAATGTATGTGCTTGAGTTCTAGAGTGAAATAACAGAGAAACCATCTCAATAAAATCTTTAGTACCTGTTTTTTGTTCAGTTAATAATTCTTGTTGTTTAATAACCTCAAATATTTTATCTTTTAAAATTTCATTTTTCATAGTAATGTTTTCACTATAAATATCTTATCAATCAATAAAATTAAAAGTCTCTATGTTATATTCTTCATCGATTGAGAATAATGTTAGATACAATAATAATTGTTTGTAGATATAGTGTTGTATTACTTTATTAGTTAAACCATTAATATCCTTGGTTCTATAAACTTCAACAATAAAACTGAGGTCATTCTTCCCACTCTTTAACTTTATATCAACAGAAGTTGTGCCTGTTGGACTTGGTAGTTCAATTGGTATTGTCTTATTCTCATGAAATTTTATCGCTTGATTATACATTAAAATTATTAGTCACCAAATCCTTTGTTGAAATTGTTAACTCATTATCCTCAATCACTCGTTCTACGGTTTGTTTAACTAAATTAAAGTCGGCCCAAAAAATGGAACCCTCCTTTAATGGTGAGTAATCATTGTCTACCAAGTACTGAACTACCGTGTTATCCTCGGTAGTTATAAACCCGTGGGCAAATCCTTTAGGAACAAACAATTCATTGTTAGGTTCTACAACAAACTCATAAGTCTTTAGATAGTTAGGTGAATTAGGCCTAATATCAACGATGAAGTCGATTATCTTCCCCGTAATGACCTTAACTAACTTTGACTGAGCGAACTCACCAACTTGAAAATGTAATCCTCTAAACGTAAATTTATTAGGGTTAACACTAATATTACTTTGTACCCAATCTTTACGTAAAACAGATAAGTTACTTTCATCAAATTTTAAAGGTAAAGGTGCAAATGTTCCTCGACTATCTTTGAATACTGAATTATGTATTAATAAACCTTCTTCCATATTATTTATTATTTGTTTAAATTAACTCATTTAAAATCCTAATTCCGCTTTCATAATCATTAATGATTCAGCTTTATCTTTAGCATTTGCATACTGTTCAATTAATTTATCCATTTCTTCAGTATGTTGTGGATGTTCCCCAATTGCGACTGGTGAAGTTACGTAAACTTCTAATCTTGCTAAAGCGTCCATTATTTCCGCTCGATATTTTGCGTCTAACGCATTAAGTAATCTGTTTTGTTTTTCTACCATTTTTATTTATTTAATTATTTTTTTTAACCATTCGGTTAGTTTAGTATTTTGCATTACACCAAATTTGTTTTCATATTTTAAAGAACTTAATGAATATCTTCTATCGTGGCCTAGTCTATCCTCAACGTATTTAAATTTAACATCCTTACCTAATATATCACCAATCATTTTGATTATTTGGTTATTAGTGTATGATTCTCCAGTTCCAATATTATATATTTCATTAACTTCATCCGACATTAATAAGGTTAATATTGATTTTGCGTTATCATCAGCATGTATCCACTCCCTAACTTGTTCACCATCACCATACACCGGTACCTCATCACCGTTTTTAATTGACCTAATAATCTTTGGTATAAATTTTTCGTGGTGTTGATTTTCCCCGTAATTATTACAAGTACGTGTGATTAAATATGGAAACCCATATGTTCTTCCTGCAGACATTACCAACATATCGGCAGATGCTTTAGTTGCAGAATAATATGAACTTGGAATAATGTTATCGGATTCAATTGCTGAATACTCATCTATATCACCATAAACTTCGTCCGTTGAAATGTGTAAGAATTTAATTAGGTTTTTGTTTTTTCTTGCGACCTCAATCATGTTGAAGGTACCTTGTACATTTGATTTAACAAATGGTAATCCGTCTTTAATTGAATTGTCAACGTGTGACTCAGCAGCAAAATTAACTATGTAATCGTAGTCACCTAAATCCTCAGGTATCACATCACATATATCTTTTTTTAAATAATCGGTTGGTAATATAAGATTATTAAGATTACCTGCGTATGTAAGTTTATCAATAATTAATACTTTGTGGTATGTATTTTCTCTAACATAATTTACAAAATGTGACCCAATAAAACCTAACCCACCTGTTACTATAATTTTACTCATAAAAAAACTTTTGTCTTAATAATAAAACAAAAGTTTTTAAATGTAAAAGTATTTTCTAATTATTTACCAATTACTATTTCATCGTAATTTAATTTACCCATACCTTCAGAGTCTTTAGACTCAAATTCGTCATACATATATGTCTTAACAACACTAACAACACTTTGTTCGGCCTGAGCAAGTTTAGTCTCCATCCAATCCTCAAGTTGTTCACCTTGTTCCATTTTTTCCCACATAGCATGTGCTAATGTTGCAATAGTGAATAATTGTTGTTTTGCCATATAAGACCCTTCTTGTCCGTGCTCTTGTATATTTCCTTTTTTAACGCCATTAACTAACAGTTCTAATTGTTTTTCCGAAATAATAATATCTTTAGCCATAATTGTTTTAGTTATAAATATCATTAAAACAAAAAAAAGGAGACCTAAGTCTCCTTTAGGGCCGACAGGTTATGTCAGACACCACCACCTTATTTTTTTAAACAAGGAAACAATATATTATGAGAATTCAGAAACAGGTAAAACTCTAAAACCATCAACATTTTTATTAACAAAATTGTTCTTATATTAATAAAAGACATTTTTTTATTATTCTTTAGTAATTAATTCCCAAACTTTATTAAGTTCTTTTTTATTAAGAATTGTTTCACTAGGTTGTTCAATAGTATCTTTTGAAATTAATTTATCGTAAACACTTTTTACTTTAATTACTAAAAAAACAAAAAAAAGTACTGTAATAATCAACAAAGTTTTAAGAATTTTTTTCCAAAACTTATAGATGATATAAAGTGATGCTAAAATTGAGATTAATAATCCTGTTTCAATGCTCATAATTTATTTTATTTAGTAACTAACGCTTCAATTTTGCTTTTTGCATGGTCAGCCAAAGTGAACTCGTTAGTTGATGTAACAATAATTGAATCCTTTAAAAATTTGTAAGGAATGTTGATTAAGAAATCGGTTCCGTTGAAAAATGTTAAGTCATTTTTTAACTCTAAACATCCACTAACCATCTTCAAAAATAATTTGAATTGGATTCCATCAATGAATGTTTCATTCAAAAGTTTACCAAATTTCTCGTTCTCGATTCTGATGTTGTATGTCTGTGTGTTCATATCCTTAATTGTTTCTACAAATATACTGTGTTTTTTACAATTCTCCTAATTTTTCCACTAAAGAAGTTAAATTAAATTCTTTAGGTACAATGATATCCTTTTTAATAAACTCAATCTTATCGTTAACAGAACGATATCTGTACCCTAAAATAATCTTGGTTTTATTAACATTAGTTACTGTAAAGGTATTAGGGTCGTTTGGAGTTGTTGGTGTACCAAAATCAACTCTAGAAAAACTAAACATGCCAATTAATTCTCTGAAGGCACGGCTTCTTATATCTTGTTTTAATAATCTGTCTTTTTCAATTACCCATAAAGAATCTACATATTCAATTATTTTCTTAGCAACAGTTCTACCAGATTTGTAATATGGACTTTCTTCATTATAACCTAATAAAGTTTTAATTTTAAAACCCAAGTTTTTTTGTTTCCACGAACCTCTTGGAGTAACATAGTGTTCACTAACATCAATACGAATTTTACCTTTTGATACTACTTCAGGTAATTTACCTGTGTATTTAATTTCATAATCAAAATAATTTAATGTTAAAGTTTCAACAGGAAATGAATTAACCCAAACTTTATAGTCCAAAGAATTTTGAGTTTTAACCAATTCAAAATCAGGAGATACTTTAACCATATCGGTATAAAAATCTTCAAAAACTTTTTGTTTAATGTCAATTACCAACTTTTGTTGGTCATAACTTCTTAACGCACTACGCTTAGCGTCTTGGTACTTAGTTTTTGCAATTTTTTTTTGTGTTAATGCGTCTGTCATAGTATCGGTGTTTGTGATTACAAAGATACAAAAAATTTTTAAATGCCACGCATAATTTCTCTATTAATATCTTTTTCTTTAATAGATTCTCTTTTATCATGTAATTTTTTACCCTTACCCAAAACTATTTCCATCTTCAACAATCCTCTATCATTTGAGAATATTCTATATGGGACCAATGTTAATCCTTTAACAAGTTCTTTTTGTAATTTAACAATTTCTTTTTTTTTAAGTAATAACTTTCTATCTCGCAATGGTTCATGAGTGTACGCCATTTTATATTCGGGAATATTCATTCCTTTAACCACTAACTCGTTATTAATAAAAAAACAATAAGCATCAACTAATGACACTTTGCCACTACGAATTGATTTAACTTCAGGCCCAACCAATTTTATACCAACAATCAAAGTTTCAATAAATGAATATTCAAACTTAACTTTACGATTTATTATGCTGATTTGAGTCCCCATAAAGCAAAGATAGTGATTAAAAATTAAAAACCCTAACAATTTTTACACTGTTAGGGTTTAATTATTAACCAACTCAAGAAAGGGGGTCGTTGGGGCTTTGTAGGATATAAATATATTAAACTTTTCAAAAAGAAAAACTATTTTTAAAATTTTATTATAAAAACTTAAGATATTTATTAAATATGATAATAAAAATTAATAACAATAAGTTTAAAGTTAAAACAGTTATTACTCCAAAAGATACTGAAAGTGGTATGATGGGTAAAAAATTTGACAGTTCCTATAATGGTATGTTATTTTTAATAGATGATGGTGAACATTGTTTTTGGATGAAAAATTGTATTATCCCGTTAGACATTATTTTTATTGATAGTAATACCATAACTAAAATACACCATAATTGTTCCCCATGTACGACAGATGAATGCGTTAATTACTGTGGTGAAGGTGATATAATTTTAGAAATTATGGGGGGTAACGCAAAAAAATTAGGATTACAAATCGGTGATGAGGTTAATTTTTAACCTTCATTAATTTTAGACTGTAACACATTTACCAATTCTTTTTGAACCATTTTAGTAAACTTCACATAAGGAGAATCATCTGACTCAGCATTATACTTGTACTTTCCAGCTGGCGGTCTTTTAGACCTACCTAAATAACTAATCCCCGAAATGTTCGTGATACATTTATGACCACCACTATTAGCTTGAATTAAATCCCAAGCATTAATTGTGACACCATCTAACATTTTCATTTCTTCCTCGCTTAATTCAGTAAAAGGAATTTCCATCATTTTACCAATTTGAGTTAAATGTTCTTTACCATTCTCCATTGTTTTAAAATTGTTACCATATAACGCAACAAAATCTTTAAAGGTAAACCCAACTGATTCAGAGCCAAATCCTTTTGAACCTTCAGAAATCCATTTAATTGTTGATAACGGTATTTGTCTTTCTTGTAATTGCGTTTCCCATTTAGCAAGTACTTCCTGAGCAATCTCACCTAAGTTAACACCTTTTAACTCACGTTCTTTTTTATAAGGATTACAAGACGCTTGAACTAAACCTAATGGCCAAGCAATAACTAAGAAATCAGCATCAGGGTTATTTTTGAAGGGCGTGTATCTATCATAAGAACCAGGTTTCATCATACTACCACCCCCGTATTGAACAATAATGTTACCTTCAATTTTAACATTATGGTGGTTTTTCATTTGGTCAATATAACCTTCTTTGTTTTTCTGTAATTCGGGTACGGTAGCGTAACCTTTTTCAATCATGATTCTTTTTATGTTAGTAACAAGATTCATAAGTGATGGGGTACCAACCATAACAAGTTCTTCTAAAAACCCTGGTTTATTTTTAAACGCCAATAATAACTTATTAGCAACTAAACCTAAGGCAGTTTTGTTTTTACCCAAAGATTTATCTTTATCTAATTTGAATAAATAATTTATTACTTGGTCAACCGTTACTTCGTTCGCCGCGTAGTTAGCTGAGTCAACCATAGATATTAATTGAATATCTTCAGGTGAGAATATTTCATTAGGTGATACCACCTGGGATATTGTTTCAACATTTGAACGTGAACTTCTAAATGAAGTGGATTTAGTATCTTCCGCCCCCGCTTGTCTATCGTGGTGGTCTGTATGGATAACAAACATTGGTTTACCATGAGCAAAATCCACAAGTACTGGCATAATGTCACCTTGAGCATCATTCTTCTTTACCGAGAACTCTTTATCCCCGTATTGAATAACGTGAGCATCAACAACTTTAATACCATTGTCTTCAAGGTATTTTTTCATCGCAAGTGCGGTTGTTACACCATCCAAATCTTGGTGAAAATAAATTTCAGCTTTAGAATAACGTTTAGCTAACTTATTGATATCTCTGATACCACTTTCTTTTAGTAAGTTTTTCATACTAATGCTTTTCCCCCACCTAATAGTGAACCAATTAATGAGGTGAATGCATCTGTTTTAACCGCAGTTGATGCTGATTGTTTTGCAGTAGACAATGATGGTAACTCGGACGCTACAGTAGTTTGTGTTGTTTGTCCTGAGGCGAACTCCTGATTCCATAAATTTTGTGATTCGGGTAATTGAGCGTATTGTTCATACTGTTTTTCAACGTCAGGGTACATTTTTTCAAGCTCATCAGGACCAACAAAATTTCCAACACCTAACCAATCTAAAAACCCCGCATAAAATTTAGTTCTTTTCATCAAAGACCTTGTTGCTGGATTACCACCAAAAATTCTAGGAACCCCCGCATAAAATTTAGCTCCTAAACTTGCATCCGATTTCATAAAACTTAACCAACTATTTTTTCCAGTACCTAAATCTCTAAACCCTCTGAAAGATTGGTCTTTACTCATTTGTTTTAATAATTCCTCTTTTTCAACAGCGCTTAACGCCTTTTCACTTTTTACAATACCTTTACCAATTTCAGTTCCCGCTTTCATTTCTTTTCCGGCTTTACCAAAAATTTGGACGTACTCTTCAATAACTTTTACTAAACCAGAACCTAACAAAGGAACTCGGCCAATAGACCCTTTTAAAGCGGTCACTAATTTCTCACCCCAAGTTGGTGCAGTCTCAACCATCTTAGCAATAGGTCCACTAGCTCTTTTTGCCGTACCAGCAATTTTAACGGCATCACCTGTTAAAGTTGCTGCTTTAAACGCTTTAGCGGCTCCACCACCTAATTTCATAACACCAATGACAGGTTTAGCGATAAGGTCACCTAAATAAGGGATTGCTGAAACAAATGAAAGAATTGCATATAATTTATCACCTTGTCTCCAATAACTAATACCATTAACAATATCAACAACACCTGTTGGGTCAAAGATACCAACAATATCACCAAGAGTATTATACCATTTAGATTCTTTTATTAACTTGGTTTGTTCAGGGTATATTTTTTTTGCAAATTCAAAAACAAATATTTTATCTTCTTTAGATAATTTGTTCCATTTTTCTTCAAGAATCTTATATTGTTCCTCTTTATAAATTTGAAATATCCTGTCTTTTAATTCAGACTCATTAAGTTTCATTCCTTTCATGTGTATTTTTTATAATAAATATCATGAAAACAAAAAAGGGGATATTAAATTCCCCTATTTATTAAATTCTAATTTAAGTTGTTTTTTCTTATCCACAAAAGATTGTATTCGTTTACGAGAAATCTCAGCGTAGTCAGGACTTAGTTCTATACCTATCCATCGTCTATCTAATATTTCCGCAGCAACGCATGATGTCCCGCTACCCGCAAATGGGTCAAGAACTACATCGTTTTTGTAGGACAATATTTTAATTGCTTTTGTTGGTATGTCCATCGAGAAAGTTGCCTTGGTGAGTGATTTAGTATCTGCAAAGTAATTCCACTGACCAAATACAAGTTCCATAAACTCTTTCTTATCTTTTTCCTCATAGACAATTTTTTTCTTTAATGTCCCATCTTCCTGTTCAATCTCAGTTGGGACTCCTTTCCACTCTGGTTCACCTTTAACTTTTTTAATGTGTTGTTTTTTATAAGCTAATATTACACATTCTTTTGGATTATAAATATATGGAGAACTAGGACTCATCCAAGAACCCCATGCGGTTGTCTTACTTCTGTGTGGAGAATCTTCTTCTAAATCCACGATTCCAAAGAATTTAAATCCAACTTCTTTCATTATTTGATAAAATTCTGAAACAAAAAATACTCTACCTCCTCTATCTTGAACATTCACTTCGTAGGGAATGTTAATTGAGACTCTACCGTCATCTTTAATCAATCGGTAAGTTTCTGTTAACCATTCTCTTGTCCAACCCCAATATTTATCCATAGGTAAGTCATCTATGTGGGTGTCATACTTAATTCCGCAATTATATGGTGGTGATGTCACAACCAAATCAATACACCCATCAGATAATGTTTTCATTACCTTGATGCAATCTCCATTTATTATTTTTCCTGTTTCCATAATTTTTAAATTCCTGCGGTTAAATGATAATTAAATCCTTTACTAGTTGTATCACCATATGATTTATAAATTTCATATGATTTTTCATCATATATAATTTCGTTTACTACTTCGACTCTACAACCAACATCATAGACTTTTAATCTTAATTTATCAATATCAAAATCTTCTTCAAGTGGTATATCATAAATTACTTGTTCACCTTTACAATAATTTTCAACAATTAAAAAAGCTTTATTACTACAATATTTTTCTTCGTAATCAATTTTTTTTATATCCAAAACTTCTGTTTCATAAACAACTTTTCCATCTTCATCTTCAACTCTTAAAATAAATGAATCCGCAAAAGGCCCCATAATAGATTCGTTTGGCGAATCAAGGAAACTTTCAACTTCTAATATTTCACATATATCATCGCATTCCATCTCATCTTGTTCTACCCCGTTATCTCGAAAAGTTTCGTATTGTTTTGTGTTTAATTCAAATGGGTAAAGTTCAGCTCCTTTACCAGCTAAAATAATTTTGTAGTATTTCATATTATTATATCAATTAAAATATCCATTACTAACACAGTTGTTAACACTATTGCCACACCAATTAAAATTCCCATTACTATCATCATTTACTTATCAATTTTAAAATTAATACTACATTCAATAACAAACTTACATACACTAAACTACCTATCATATCTTATCTTTTTTTAATTAAACCATTTCTGTAATTATTTGAGCTAATTTATATCCTGCAAATGCTCCTCCCGCGGCCGAACCAGGGAGAACTATAAACTTACCTAAAATTGTGTCATATTTTTTTCTGTTGACAATATACGAAATTAAAACGTAATACAAAATATAATTTATTAAAACTAAAAAGTCCAATTCTTTTGCGACAAACACAACAATAGAATTACCTAAAAATCCCCACATAAAATTAATAAAAGTTTCTCGTAGTAATTCACTTGGTGTTGTAATTGCATCTAAAACTGAAATTTCTTTACTAAGTCCTGTTTTATTTTTCGATGTTTTCAATATGGTGTTGGAGGTACCAAAGTCCTTTTCTGAGGTCTTCAAGTTCTGTATCTTTTCTTTTTTTTCCTGCACGACTAATATATTTTATTGCATTTCCTAAACTAAACCCTAAATCCCAAGCGTCAATAACTTTTATTGCTTCGTATTCATTATTTTTACCAAATTGGTAATGGTCAGGATGATTTACCATTTCTTTTTCTATGTTAACATTAGATGAATTTACACACTGGCAATTACCATCTCCCCCATTTATTGGGTTACACGCACAATTATCTTTCATTTATATTATTAGTTTTTGTTATTAATAAACTATCTGTTAATATTCTTTTTAAGAACTCTAATTTTAAATTTATATTTTCCATTTTATTATATTTTAAAGATAAAAAGGGTTATTTAACCACTCGTTAAACCTTTCAGTGTTAATCAAATTTAATGATTTTTTTCTATTTTTATCAAAAATAGAAAATTCATAATATTCATTTTTTTTATCACATAATTTTTGAGACCCCCGTTTAATTATCCCAACACCCCAATCACAATCAATTACACACATATCTAAATTAGGATTAGTACATCTTAATTTATAAAAGGATTTCCAAACAGTACCATTCCATAGACCCGTTGCTGGAGTATCATAATTTGAATAATCCTCTCTAGCATGATGTAAAGTTGGTGGATTACAGTCATGAACAACAATAATTCCATTTTCAGAAAGGTGATTCAAGGAGTTTGTAATATCCCTTTCAACTTGGTACGACAAATGAAGTCCATCAATAAAAATTATATCCCATTTATAATTAGAATTTTTATCTAAACTACCGGAATCTAATTGTTTAAAAAATTCGTCAGATGTTAATTTATATTTAACATTATTTATGTGGTTTTCAAATCCTGGGTCAACACTATCTTTTAATTCACAATTTATTAGGTCAAAACACTCAAAAGTATTTCTTACACCAATTTCAAGATACGATTTAAAATTGTATTTAGTTATTAAATCATTAATTATTGTAATTCTGTCCATTTCTATTTTATATTAAATCTTATTTTTCATTTATCTTATTAGTTCTTGTTATTAATAAACTCTGGTTTAACATTTGCTTTAGACTCCATCATTTTTTCAGATAACTCATAATCATCATCATTTTTATACTCCTCCAAAAGTTCTTCTGCGGTCGGTATTCCATTGTATTTAGATTTTAAATCATCAAAGTTTTTAGTATTAACATTTGAAAACATATTACTTAATGTAACCGATAATTCGTCAGCCATATCAATAGTATCACTAATTGCTTTGATAACCTCGTATGGGTTTGCATTGGACGCTGGCCGTCTATCTTCAAGATACCCTTTCCATAATTCTGCAACTAACCTTGGAACTCTAATTGAAGCTCCTCTGTCACTTACCCCCCAACTAAATTTATGGATTGATTGTGTCTCATGTTTACCAGTTAATCTAAGATTATTATCTGAACCGTAAACTTCAATATGTTGTTCTTTTCTTGACTCAAGCGCATTGAATAGTGTTTTGAAATAACCTTCACCCCCAACTTCTCTCATCTTTTTTGTTGAAAAGTTTGTATGTAAACCCGAACCATTCCAATCACCCGCAGTAATAGGTTTTGGGTGGTAGTTAATATGATATCCGTATTTTTCAGATAATTTCTCCATCAAATATCTTGACATCCATAAATCATCACCAGCTTTAATTTTACCTTTAGCAAACACTTGATATTCCCATTGTCCCAAAGCAACTTCAGCATTAACTCCGGTAATTTCAATCCCCATATTTAAACATAAATCCATATGTTCTTCAACTAATTGTCGTCCAACAACATTACTACCGACACCACAATAGTATTTACCTTGTCCTTCAATATGACCTCGATTAAATCCTAATATTGATTTCCCAATACCCTCTTGAATAAAATATTCTTGTTCAAACCCAAACCACATATCATTAACCTCGTCACCTAACATGGTTCTATGGTTTGATTCGTGTGGTGTTCCGTCAGGATTCATTACCTCACAAAACACATACACTTTATTATAACAATCATTCTCACGATATATTCGAACGGGTTTTAATATACAATCAGAACTATATCCTTCGGCTTGTTTTGTTGACGAACCATCAAAGTTCCATTCAGGTACTTTTGTTAAATCAGTAATCACACCTTCAATTACTTTTATCTTACTTCTTAAATTAGGTTCTGGTGCATATCCATCTAACCATACATATTCAATTTTTATCATCTTTTTTACTTTATTTTATTTATATAATACTCACTGATTTTTAATTTTATTT